GCCGTCGCCAGCAGTCATAGATAATTGCGCTTGCGATGTCCCACCGCCTGTTATTTTAATTTGAGATGCACCAGATGAATCATTTACATGCAATTTAGCTGAAGGACTTGTAGTGCCGATACCTACGTCGCCGCCAACAGGATTGAGTAAAATGTCATAGGCTATAGCTGAAGAATTGCTTTGTGATTGAAGCCAAGCACCACCCTGACCGTTTACACCAATATTTAGACCATAACTGAGTGCTGTATTACTTACAAAGAATGGTGCAGACTCTGTCCCTAATGCAGGATCGTCGTCGCCTGTTACCCCTGAAGCATGAAGTCTTGCCCTTGGAACTGTAGTCCCAATGCCCAACCGTTCAGCACTCGCATCCCAGAAGAACTTTGCGTTGCCGCTGCCATCGTAGAAGCTGATGTCGCCATTATTTTCAATTAGCTGACGTGTGATAACCCCACCACTAGAGGACGGGGAGGTAAGAAACTTAATACGCCCATCGTCTTTATTTGTTGTGTCGCTACCTGTTTCAAACCGCATTTGCGCAACGGAGGTGTTGTTCCACTGCGCAGTGATGTTAGACATGGTTGCGTTTGCAGAGGAACGATTTGTTTTAAATTGAACACTAGCTGCCGCATCATTGTTTCCGCCAATGGATGTGTTTGCATTTGTATCAACAGTCAGCGCATCAGCAACCACAGTACCCGATACGTTGATACCGCTGCTGGTGGTGCCGAGCCGAGTGTTGCCATTATGGTATAGCGTTACAGCGCCGCCATCCTGTGCAGTCAAGTAGTTCGCAGACCACGCATCATTTGCGAGACTGAGATCGGTTGCACGGACAAGAAGATTGCCCGTCCCAGCGTCATGGATAACGCTTTTTGCCCCATCATGGTAAATCTGCAAATCAGACCCAGCGCCGAAGATGGCTTTGTCGTTGTCGCCGAAGGTAATATCGTTACCGTTGCTATCTAGGTTACCACCTAGCTGTGGTGTTATGTCTCCTACTAGATCGGGTGATACACCCTGCCATGCTGTGCCGTTCCACACATACATAGCGTCACCAGTAGTATTGAAGTACAAAGCACCTACTGCTAGTGCATCACCATCATTGTCTACTGTAGGCGCACTTGCTTTGTCACCCAAGTAGCGATCATCAAAGCTATCATACACAGCTTCCGCATTAGCTTCACTTGTTGCAGCATTACTAGCTGATGTAGCTGCCTCAGAAGCACTTGTAGCAGCGGCAGAAGCACTAGCTGCTGAACTCGTAGCTGAACCTAGAATGCCATCCACATATGTCTTAGTAGTTAGATCAGCTGCATCTGTAGGTGTGTACGTAGTAGTGACCTTGTTAGCACCCATGTCGATAGCACCTGTCATCGTACCACCAGACAAGTTCAACTTAGTAGCATCCTGTGTATCTACATACGTCTTAGTTGCTGCATCCTGTGCTGCTGTAGGGTCACCCAATCCTGTGATCTTAGATGTACCCATAGCGATAGCACCCGACATGGTTCCACCAGACAGGTTCAACTTGAGTGCATCTTGAGTATCTACATAACCCTTACGAGTAAGTGTGTCATCTGTAGCAGGTGTCGCTGTTGATGTAGCCTTATTTGCGCCAAGGGCAATGTCGCCAGTCATAGTGCCGCCAGCAAGAGGCAGCTTAGTCGCAATACTGTTCGTTACAGTTGTGGAAAAACTAGCATCATCACCCAGCGCAGCAGCCAGTTCGTTAAGTGTATCAAGAGCAGCTGGTGCAGCATCAATAACATTGGCAATGCTTGTATCAACAAAACCCTTGGTTGCTGCATCTGAGTCAGCAATCGGCGTACCAAGACCAGTAACAGTATTGCCACCCATAGTGATGTCACCAGACATCGTACCGCCAGCTTTGTCCAGCTTGAGGGCATCTGCAGTATCTACATAGCTCTTCGTAGCTGCATGTTGTGGTGCTGTAGGATCACTGACGTTAAGCAATGCTGTGCTCGTGAAATCTACAGTACCATTAACTACAAGGTCATTCAGAGTTGTTGTGCCTGTAGAAGCTGTAACATTACCTGTCAGGTCACCTGTTACATCTCCAGTGACGTTACCAGTAAGATTACCCGTTACGTTACCTGTGACGTTACCCGTAAGCGCACCAGTAAAACCTGTGTTAGCTGTTATAGTTGTACCTGTTACAGCCTGTGGAGTTGCACCACCAATAACGGAACCATCAATAGTACCACCATTAATATCAGCGGTTGCCAGAGTAGCCTGACCTGTAGTCGTTACTGTAGTGAAAGTACCTGCGGCTGCAGAGGAAGCACCAATGATTGTGCCATCAATAGCACCACCGTTAATGTCTACAGTAGCGTGTGTGGAGTTACCTGTTGTAGTAAGACTACCTGCAGACATAGCGCCTGTAAAAGTAGATAGGCCTGTAACACCAAGAGTACCACCAACAGTGACATTGCTTGTAGTGTCCACTGTAGTAAAGTCAGCAGAAGCAGGTGCCGTTTCACCGATTACAGTACCATCAATAGTACCGCCATTAATGTCAACAGTAGCAAAGGTAGATGTGCCTGTAGAAGTGACATCACCTGTAAGGTTACCCGTTACGTTGCCCGTAACGTCACCCGTTAAGTTACCTGTTACGTCACCTGTGACAGGGCCAACGAGTTCTGTACCAGTAATAGTAGTACCTGTAACGGCTGCAGGAGTAGTACCACCAATCACTGTATTATCAATAGTGCCGCCTGTGATTACAACAGAATCAAGGTAACCTACACCGTCAATATATAAATCTTTAAACTCAGCACCAGAAGCCCCAAGGTCTACATCATCATCAGTAACAGGTACAATAGCACCGTCTTGAATACGTAGCTGTTCTACTGCAGAGCCACCTACTTCACTATACACGGAAATACGGTTGTTCGCTGTATCTACAACTACTTTATTTTTTGCATCTGTATCAGCAATAAGAGGTACATATGCACCCTCTGTAGAACTGCCGTCATGCTTGTGACCTGTAGCAAAAGCAAAAGCATCACGTATGGCGTTATACTCTGCATTTACTGGAGCCGCCCTAATTATTGCACTAGCGATAATGTCAGCTACTGATTGTCTACTATAACCTGCCATTTTATAACCTGTCTCCTACCCCAAACGTAATCACTATACCTTGGATACTGTGTGATGCATTTGTATCATTAGTTACATATTTTAAAGATACTGACTTCCCAGAGCCAGATACGTTAGTCCTTACTACAGGTGCTGGGTTACCATCGAAAATAGCTGTACTGTCGTACAAAGCTTCGTTGTAGTATGCTGCTGCACCTTCAGTTACTAATGAAAAGTTTGTTGGGCTCAGTGTTTCAAACGCTTCATAGTCATACAAAACAGACATAGCTATTTCATTATCTCCCTCTGAACGTAAATACGTAGCTATCGTCTGTATTATTTTACGTTGCTCAGGGTCTTGCATGTGTATAAACGGAGTCTGATATAAACTAAATATTTCAGCGTTATCAAAGTTAGTACCTTGTTCTTGCCTGTGTACTTTACCAGTACTACTACCATGTATTACAAACTCGAACTGTCCTATGTAACCACTATCTGCACAAGTAGCTTCAATACCTAGAACCTGCCCAAACTCAAACATATTTCCTTGCGGTGTTGAACGTATACCACCTATTAAACCTGTAGAGTCACCAACAGCGAAAAACACCCTAAACTGAGACTTCTCACGAATAACAACAGATGATAGAGCATCTAAGTCTTCTTCTAGTACCACCTCTGTAAAGATAGACTGAATGTTACGAGAGATAGATTCTAAATTAACATCACCAATTTTGTTAGTGCCGGATATAGGACGATAACCGTCTTGCGACAAGAAGAATACATCACCGCCTATTTCAATAATACTATCTGTAGCCAAGCACCCAAGATCGTCTGTAACATTCTCAAGAACAAAGTTAGCGATGTTATTACCTGTAAGCTTCTTGATGTTATTTATACCAAAGATATACAAAGCATCACGAAATGCTTTAGTAGCTACTACAGGGTAACCTACATTAATAACACCTGCACCATCGGCAGCGGCAAAATTAGTTTCAGAGTAAGGCGCACTAAAGTACAAATTAGTATTCTCAGAGGTATCCCCTGATAAGAACAAATGGTTCTGGAAGATAGAAGCGTACTTAGGGGCACTAGGTGCATCAGCATGTGTAACTTGTGTGTAAGTTGTACCATCATAAGTAGCAGCTGGATTAATACCATCAGTCAATACTACTTTAGAGCTACCCCAGTTAAAACGCTTAAAGCGAACTTTAGATACACCTGTCATTGTGGGCGTACCCGATGTAGTCACCGCTACCCAAGCTGATGTAGAGTTGTTCCAGTAGTGTAGATAGTTGTTTCCACTAGAGGGTTTACGACAGGCTAAAATACCATCGTTTACGCCATTAGCAACACAAACACCTAGAATACTACCAGTACCTGTGACTGTACCATAGTCATTACTAAAGCCACTAATACGCCTATAACCACCTGTAACAGCAGGTTCATAGTTAATTAATGAAATAGCTGAACCGGGTGTGGTTTCGCCCTGTGATAGCACATCACGACTGGTGTTTAGACCGCCTTGGCAAAAGACTTTAAAGGAGGCTAGATTATCCGCCATTAGTAACCGCCACTAAAAGAAGAGGTACTACCTCGTGTAACTACAGTGGACCTAATCTCAATAGCATCATCCATTAAGACACGGCGCATAGACTTGATACCATCCTCAAAGTTATTCTGGTGCATCGCAGCACTCTGCTCATTACTACGGAAGCGCATCATAAACATCATCGCACCATCAATCAGTACATGCTTGAAGCGATCCGGTATAACCGCTACGTCATTGTACACAGTGAGGTCAGCAGGGAAAGACCAGTAGACGTACTCTATCTCGTATGCAGCGTTAGGTACAGGTGTAACACCAAACGATTCACCATAAGTCTGATATACTACAGAGGGAGCAGACTCACCATTTACTGTATCACCGCTATCGTCAGACGATCTATAGTTCTGAATGTAATCTTCGTAAGAGATAGCCTTCAAGCGCCGAGGTCCATTCTGCTCTGACTCCAGCTTCTTAATGTAGAACGTATCCCAGTCTACACTTGAGTAGTCAGCAGGGAATGCGTATTGTCGTGTACCAACTGCTAACGTCTGTGTATAGGTAGTCTTGAGGAAGGGCCACTCTTGACCGTCCTGTAGTATAAGTCTAATGCTACTGTTAATTGCATCCTTAGCTAGAGCTTGAACATTACGCACAGTGTCAAAGCCATCACCTGCAGTATCAAGTGTGACTTCATTCATGCGTCTTAGTAATTCATTAACTAGCGATACGTAAGTAGCCATAGAGTTATCCTACCGTTAAGTGTGCCGAAGGGCCAGCCTCGTAAGAGACCAGCCCGACAGACTAAGTAATTTAAGCAGCGTTGTAGCGTACAGAGATAAGAGCCTCTGGGCGCAGAATCTTGCGTCCATAAAGGTGCATACCACGTACAATATCAGCAAAGCTGTCTGGGTCACGGTAGTTCTCAACTTTGTTGATCTGCTCAGCAGAAGCAACAGCATCGTCCTGACCAGCTACGATAACGCCATAGTTAGCGTCTTGTGCAGTTGTACCAGAAGTACCAGCACCAGTGCCTTTAGCAGGCAGGGCATTGGACTGATAAACACGGAAGCCGTGAATGTTGTTCAATACCAAGCCATTTTGCAAGCCTGAGCCACCGAAGTCAGCATTCAACATGCGTGAATCTTCGTCTTTGAGCATCTCAATGAACACGGCGTCAAGTACAACCCAACGTCCACGAGCTTCTACGTTTGCTACGTCCATCTTACGAGCCATACGTGCAAGTACGGTCAATGGAGAAACAGTTGTAGCTGACAGGGCAGTTGCACCTGGCAAGCGTGGAGCCAATGGAACGGAATCGCCTGCAGTAGCTGTACCAGAGATGGTCAAGCTGCTAAAGTCAGTTGCGTCCAAGTGGTTTGCGGCGATATATTCACCAGTAGCTGTCAAAGCGGTTTGCTTGTCACCAGCAGAAGTAGTGATATGAGCACCTGCAGTAGTGTGACCTGAGAGGTACGACAATACGTCTGTGTCCATAGCATCAGCCATCTTA